GCAGGTTGTCGGTGTGGAAGTCGACCTGCATGTCGGTCTCGTACCCCTTCCGCTTCATGTGGATCAGGCCCTCGATGTTGGTGGTGAGGTACCAGGCATAGGCGGAGGTGAGGTACTCGTTGACGATGTAGCCACCGGGGAGACCGCCAGCAACGGAACGGATCGCGTTCACGTCGTTGTTGGCCGTGCCGGGCCGCAGTTCCGTCTTGGTGAGGCGGACGGCGGTGGCCTCGAGCTGCGGCGGGATGACGAGGGTCTTCGCCATCGCGTAGATCTTGAGACCGGCCTCGTTGACGAAGTCGGTTCGGATCGCAACCTGCGCCGTGAGCAGAGATGCCTCGTTGAGGTTCATCTCGGTCGTCGGCTTGTTGGCGAAAGTCGAACCGTCGACGGGGTGATCCGTCGCGCAGAGCGCCTTGCCGTCGCCGCCGATGTTGCTGTCGTAGGTCGTGGCCGAGTTGAGGATGTCGGCGCCGAGCGTCTCCTTGAACTGGGCGAAGGAGTTGTTCAGCATCGCCACGCTGGGGTTGAAGTCGCTCTTGTACTTGTTGTCGTCGATCGCCTTGCGGGTGATCGCGAATGCCAATGCGACTTCCTGCGTCTCGGCATTGTAGACGTAGCGCTGACCTGCGCCGTTGTCGAAGCCGACCGCCGCACCTTCGGACTTGTACTGGGCAAGTCCGAACATGCGCATCTGCACCGAGCGCTCGACGGCGAGCGTCGAAGTCTTGGTCGTGAAGATCTTGTCCCAGCGACGCGGGATCTGATCGTAGTCGCCCGTGAGCTTGTAGAGCCCGGGCATGAGCAGATCCTTGATCTGCGCGAGATTGACAGCCATTTGTCAGTGCTCCCCTTAGATGCCCGTGGCGCCAGCGCCGGAGGTGTTGAGCTGGAAGACGCCCCAGTTGTAGGCGCCGGCCTGCGTGCCAGGACCGACGGCGATGTCGGACCACAGATTGATCAGCCGGAGGGGAAGCGTCGCGGTCGTGGCGATCGTGCTCACGTCCACGTAGGAACCGGAGAGGCTCGTGGTGGTAGAGCCGGTCCCGACCGTGATGTCGAAGTTCATCCCGCGATCCGCGAGAGCCACTCCGGTGGAGTCGCACTGCATGATGATCTGCAGCGGAGCAGCGCCGGTTGCCGGGATCAGGAAGATGTCCGCATCGACAGCGGTGTCGGCGCCAGGCCAGTAGGGGGAGTAGACCCGGCGGCCGAGAGCCGTCGAGAGGTACTGGCAGCCCCAGAAGATGCCAGCGAGCTGCGAGACCGCCGTGGTGGCAGTCCACTGCGCGAGATAGCCCGTGTTGAGTTTCTTGACGAGGTCACCCTTGTAGATCTTCGTCGTGTTGGCATCGTCGATGCCCGACTTGATCTTCTGGATTTCCCAATTGGCGCCGGCCCCGAAGCCCTTGTAGGGGCGCGCGCCGAACGGTGCGTTCGTGTTCGCCATTGTGTTGATTGCGATCCAGACGTCCGACGCTGGCCGGCGTGGCGCGCGTGGTCGTAACCGTGATGCCTAGCCTAGCGTGGCTGGCGGGTTAACGTCCGGGATCGCAGCGCGCGAGGGACGGGGATGTACGGAGGCTTCGTGTCTCCGCTACGCATTACCGTCACTCTGTAGCTACAGGACTACTAGAGGTTGCCACGACTGTCAATCAAATTTTGATTGACAGGTGGAGGCAAAAAAATATCAGCCCTTCGGAGTTCCGACAGTGACGGTGCACTTTTTCGGATTGAACGGGGTGGACACTTCGACCACACCCTCCCACACGTTTGTTCCGTCCGAGAAAACCATACGGTCTTCATTGACCGAATATCGCGCCTGCTGAGCGCTAACCATGTTCGGCATCGTCGGGTTCCACGACGGCTGCATCGCACGCTGGATCACCTCGACGAGTGACGACTTGTGGATCGCGCGATCGAACTCGATTCGCTCCATGATGGCCTCAGCCAGCTTGTCGATGTCCATGGCAGTCCCTCATTCGTCGATGTTGACCGTGTGCTGCGGACGGGGAATATCCGCGCCACTCTCGTAGCTCGCACGAGCGTAGGTGTTGGCGACGGCGCCTGTCGTCCTGGTGCTCATGCTCTCCGGCAAGTTCTGGATGCCGAACTGCTCGCGCGCGCCGCGCTTCTGCGCCACCGCCTTGGCGCGCTCCTCCATACGAGCCTCTTCGCTCAGGATCGAGGGCCGCTCTTCGAGGATCAGGCCATCACGGATGATGTCGCCCTTGTGACCCTCCGGCATGAAGTATCCGGGGTGACGTTCAGCCGGAACCGGGCGCCAGCCGTTCTCAGCCATGTGGACGCGCTGGCCGACGGCCGGCTCGTTGTAGACCGAGTATGTGTTCCACTGGTAGTCCCAGCCGGTAGGGATGATGCTCGGGTCGATATAGAATGCGTTGGTGTTGGAGCGACGCTTGCGCGTCAGTTCCTTTCCGTCCCGACCGAGTGCCACGGTGCGAATCGGATCTCGATTCGCCGGTCTCGTCTCGGATTCCACAACCGCCCCCGCAACCTGATTGCGGATTCGGCTCACAGGCTTCGTGCTCATTGGTGCCCCCTCGAATTGGTTCAGCGCGGATCGTAGCTGCCGGCGGCGACCGCCTTGCGCTTGTAGGCTGCGTATTCGGTCGGTGTCATGCCGAGATCCTTGGCGATGTCGACCTCGGCACGGGTGAGTGTCACACGGTTCCCGCTTACGCCGTGCTTGTTGGCGGGAGCCTCCCGCGTCACCGGAGCGGAGTGTCTTGGCTGCCGACGAGGAGTGTCCTCCTCGACCACTTCCGTGTCCGTCTCGCCGAGTCCGAGGATCTCCTCGATACGCGCGAAATAGGCGTCTGACTCGTAGACATGATCCTCTGCCACCGCCGTGTGATGGGCGGCTACGAGCTTCCTGTTGAGCTTGGGATCGGTGGCGAACTCTGGATGCTCGCGCACCCATGCCTGCGCCCTCGGCGTGAGGCGTGACAGCGTCTGTTGCAGCGGATCGGAGGACGGCTGTTCCTTCTTCGGTTCCGGCTGTTTCTTGGCCTGGACCTCGAGTTCCGCCTTCGCGTCCTCGTACCGCATGATGGTCGCTTCCGCGCGCGCTAGCTTGCGCTGAAGCTCCGATGCGGCTTTGTACTCGCCGCTTTCGAGCGCCTGCTGGATCTGCCCCTGCAACGCATCGGCCTCACCCTTGGCTGACGTGAGGGCCGCATTGATCGCATCTGCCTGCGTCGAGGCAACCTGCTTCTTGGCTTCTGCTGCCTCATTCTCCGCACGGATGCGAGCCGCAGCCTCTTTCTCGCGGGCGACCGAGAGTTCCCTCTCGCGCTCCTTCGCGCTCGAAAGCTGCTTCTTCAGATCATCGGCGCCGTCGTCAGTTTTGGCCTTTGCCTTCGGCGCCTTGTCGGCGGGCTTGTCGTTCGGATCGTCGATCAGCAACGAGAGCTGCTCGTCGCCCTCGCCTTCGATCTTGACGATGACGTCGTCAGGCTTCTCGGTTGCCATGTGGGATCTCTCACCAGATGTACTTCGGATGCGGCACGACGCCCATGATGTGGACATCCTCGATCAGGCGACAGTCCACCTCGTTCAGGAGGAAATGCCAGCCGTCGGACGGGCGGTAGAACACCCAGTCCCCGATCTCGATGTCCTGGCCGTAGAACTTCGTGGCGTCGTCATCCTTGAAGGCGAGCGGCCCCTTCTTCAGCACCAGACCGATCTTGCCCTGGAACTTGCTCTCGTTCACTCGGTTCTGCGGCAGGATGATCCCGCCGGCCGTTTTCTCCGGCTCGATGTAGGTCGCCACGAGAATCCGGTTCGACATGATCTTAAACTTCGAGATGTCGCCGACCGCACGGATCAGTTCACCCTTCTGGTCGGTGGCTCTGGAAAGCTCGACGACCTTGCTCTTGCCGCTCATTTGCCCTCTCGCATGTCCTGATCGATCTGTTCCAAGAACTCGACGACGTCCGTTAGTGCCTTGATGTACCCGCACAAATACTTGTACGCGGGGTAGTCAGGCGCGGTCCCTTGCGAGACCACGCCGACTTTCTCGGCGATGCTGTTGTCGAGCATCTCCGCCATCAGGCGGATGGCTCTCGACTCGTAGCTGTTCAACACTTCACCTTTCCGCCGCGTTTGCGCAGCAGGGGAGGTTGACCTGGGATCGGGGGAACCGCTGCCCCCGGCATTGGAGCCGGTGGCAGCGGTGGTGCTGGCGGCGGTGGAGTTGCCGCACGCGGAGCCATCGGCGGGGAAGCCGGGGGGGCCGTTTGCGCCGGGGCCTCGCGAGTTGGCGCGACGATGACGTTCACGTTGGTCTTTCCCTTACCGCCCTTGCGGGCCGATCGGTCGGGACGCATACGAGCACGGCCACCGTCGACGATGCCGCCTTCCGCCTTGTTACTGGCGGAACCCCGATTCGTCTTCGGGGCGCCACCATTATCCACTGCCAACTTCTCCTTGACAACCCCGCCGCTGGCGTAGCCCTTGGCTTTCTCGCTGGCCTTGGCCCGCAGAACTTCCTTCATGCCCTTCATCAGTTCGCTCCCGGTTGGTGCATGAACGGGGCCATCCGGCCCAGTTGCTCATTGACGATCCCGTAACTCTCGGGATGGGTGGCCAGTCGCTCGCCGAGTTCAAGGACAGCGAGGTTCTCCTTAGTCTTGCGATCCTTCTCCTTCTGGACCTTGTCAACCGCCAGCTTCTTCTCCTTGAAGGCGATGTCGGCCTTCTTGAGTTCCATCGCGGCCATGATTGCCGGATCAGGCCCAGCCGGCGGCTGCGGCGGCGCGAACATGGAGTTCGGATCGCCCATGTCGGCCATCGCGAATACGTGTGCATCCACCTTGCGCATGTCGTACATCTGCGGGTTGAGCTGAGCCATCTGCTTCACCGCCGTCGCCTTCATGAGGCGGTGCATCTGGCTCGGCGTGTTCGGGTCGGCGCACGGAACCAGTTCGTACATTTCGAGCGCAGCCTTGAACTTCGCCTCGTCCCACCTCTTGGCGGCCCGCTTGTTGCCGCGCCAGAGCGCCGACGGATCGGCCTGGAACTCGTCACGGAGCTTGCGGAACTCCTCCGCTTGCGCAGCGTGCATGCGCTTGTGCACGGCCGACATCATCTTGGACGCCTGCTCGATCAGGGCGAGCGTGGTGCCGACAGGAGCCTCCTGCTTGCCCTCGGCGACATTCGCCTCCGACGTGCCGCCGACGCGGGTGCCCGTCTCGGTGATGTCCTTGACGAGCTGGATCATGCCGGGGCCCGCCTCCTTGTATGGAAGCGGCATCACCATCTGCGTGATCGGCTGACCACCCGTGTCGATGGCCGCACCAGAGCCGGGCGCGATGCGGAACACGTTCGACGTCTGCCGAGCGCTGCTCTTGGCGTAGAGGAAGCCCGGGAAGTTGGCGAACATGCCTGCATCCAGCATCTCGCGCCACGCCGCCGTCAGCGCGTTGGTGGAGTTGCCCAGGATGTGGACGAGGCCGATGCCGTAGAACCCGAACCCCGGCACGAACTTGTAGTGGACGATGCGCTGCTTCGCGCAGCAGTCCTTGTCGTCCTCATCCCAGTTGCGGCGGATCGCGAGAATCCTGCGTGATTCGCGGTCGATCGTCACCACGTAAGGCAGGGGCAGGCCGGTTTTCTTCTTGTTGAGTTTGTGCTCGAACCCCGGCAGGTCGATCTCGCAGTAGCACTCGTAGACCTCGCGGTCCTGATCCTCCGGCCGAGACGACGCAGCCGCCGTGCCTTGGATCTCGCCGACCTTCTGGTCGATCGCGTTCGGCATGGACAGAGCCTCGCCGATGTCAACGTCCCGGTACTCGCCGACGATCTGCATCCGCTTCATGACCGACTGCCGCATGCGCACGCGATGCGTGACGCGGCTGGCGTTCTTGATGTCGGTTGCCGTGTTGGAGACGATCAGATCGGAGGCGTCGACGCTCTCCGACACCGGGCGTCGGCGCAGCGGGCAGTTGTAGATCTTCTTGAAGGCCGAGCCGCCGAAGCCGACCATCAGCAGCATGCGATCCGTGTCCTCGTAATACTCGGACGCGGTGACGGTGAGGTAGTGGTTGAGGTCGCGTTCGAGCGCACGGGCGGCAATATCCGTCGCGGTGGACGGATCGCCATCGACGCGGATCTTGACCGGGCCGTTCGAGGGCAGAAGCTCGCCACGCGCGTTCGCCTGGAATCGCAGCACCGCTTCAAGAAGAAGGGGATGCCGGACGACCGACATCCCCTCGACTGGCGCCGATGCGCTGGACGATTTTGGATCCTCGAGTTTCAACCCGAGGAGTTCCATTCCTCGGGCCCGGGTTTCGAGCCACTCCCGTCGGCTCTCATCGTCGCTCGCGATCCCCTCGAGGAGATCCTCGGCAATGACCCCTAGCTGGGATTCGTCGAGTTTCTCGGCGAGATTGTCGTCGTGCTTCGTCTCCTGGTCCGGCGGAGGGCCGAAGTCGACCGTCACAGAGCCGTCGGTGCCGACAATGATGCCGGGCCCCTCTGGTTTCTCCGTGTCCTCGTCGGCGAGCACGATGTTGACGGCCGTTTCGGCCTCGGCTGCCTTGACTTTCTGCTTCCTTTTGGGCGCAGAAATGCTTTTGGCCCGCCGCCTTTTCGGCGCGGGCCCCATCACGTCAGCGATGTCCATGGAATTTACTCCTCTTTGGGCTTCCAGCCCGAGCAGAGTTGGAGATCAGTCGTGAACGCGACCACGCGCCTTACCTGATCGTTGAGATCGTCTCGATTCTTGTCGTTATGGCACCCGCCGACCAGTGATCCGGCGGTGATGCGCACCCAATGGG